CCTGATAGGTGCGTGCTTCCGTCAACTGCAACTTGCTCGGATCCATGTAGGACTCTTTCCAGTCCACGTACTGGTTCAACGCAGCAATCGCATTGTTGTTTCGTGCAGCTGCAAAGCCAGCAGCAAGGTCGGACAGTTCCTCGGCGCTCAATGGCTCTCCTTCGGTCTGCTTGAGTACGCCTGCCGGGGTTTGATTTTTGGCAAAGCGCTCAGCGCTGGTGTCCAGATTGATGTTGGTGCGAATTGATCGAGCGCCCATCGTGAGCAAGCCTTGAATTGGGCTAAGGAATTGCACGACATCGTTCGGGTCAAGCCTGTAGCCGTTGAAGTACACCTCTTTGCTGGGGCCGAACCATTGTGGCCCGGCTTGGTCGCGTGTCTGTACGTCAGCTGCTGGAATCCACGTAAAGGTTGCTGGGAAGCCGTTACCGAAGCGGCTGGTCACAATCCAAAATGCGCGTCCGTAGAACAGCAGGTCATCGGTCGTCCAGCTCATGATGAAGTTGCGTGTGACGTTCGGGTCGGGCTGGTGGAACCACGTGTCATCAGGCAGGTCAATTTCCTCGTAGTCGTCATCCATCCACTGCTTGGCGTACTGATGAATCTCTAGGCAGCCAACCATTGAGCAGATCAAGTCACGTGCCCGGCTGATCGTCGGAATCTGGATCGCAGCCGACCTGTTGAAGTCGGTCGTATAGGTCATGAAGTTGCCGACCAGCGGATTGCCAGCAGCGCCAGCTGCACCTATCTGTGCGTTTGTGTTGTTAGCGACTGCGCGCTTCAGTGAGAATGCCATCGTGGCATCAGTCTAGGCACTCGATGCAATCATGGGTCGATTCACCATCGGTCGCGGCTTTGCGCACATACCGACAGCCCACACAAGACACCGGGCTAACTCAATCGGGCCACTCGACTTCTGTGATGACAACGCAATAGCGCCAGGAGTTTTGACAGCAACAGCACGACCAACATGCTCAGCCAACATTGTTTCACCAGTGTGATTGACGCGGCCTTCATTGATGAGGTTTTTGACCATTGACGTGTAGCGGCCTATCTCCTGATAGCCGACCAGCACCCTGCGACGTTGCAGATCGGAGGGGCAATTGGTGTCCAGTGTCGGCGTGATAGCAACTTGCAAGCCTGAGTTGGAGGCCAACTGAGCACGAATGTTATCCCATACCTGTGTCACGGTTTCGCACATGAATGCGACAGTCGCACAAAGTATCCCAGCAGTATTCGCGTTCACACGTACCGCCACGTACCTGCCATCGTCGAGCGATACTTCTACGGCGAGCACGCCACCGGGCAACGGTGGCAAATCGGTACGCAACGATTCCCATTTGCCGGGCTGCAGCCACGACAGCTCTGATTGCACCCATAGGTTCACGCTAGATCGCAAGAAGCCTGCACGGTTTGGCCCTTTGGATTCAGCCTGGACGGTACGAATGTCAAGCGTGTGCCCAAGCGCTGGGTTGGCGTACTCCCACGCAGCTTCACTCATCGGGTCAAGCTCAGGCGGTGGGCTGTATTCCGCTAGGTACACAGAATTCGTGACTTCGCCTGAGTCAATGGCACGTATGCCCTGCTCACGCCAGCGCAGCATCGCTATGGAGTCCTCGGTGCCTGCCGTTGACCACATCGAGCACAGTGGGTTTGGTCTGGCGCGCTGAGTCGGCAGCAAGCCAATGTCGAGCGTCTCGGAATCAATGCCAAACACTTCGTCAGCAATGATGAGGTCAACGCTCATACCGTGACCGCTAGATGGCCTGGCTGCTTTGACGTACCAACGCGAGTCACCAACCTTGATGCTGTTACGACCATACGCCCACACAGCTTTGACACCAAACTTGGCTTCGATTACCGGGGCTAGGTCTTGAAATAGCGCTGTGGCTAGATCAAGCCTGTGCGCTGTAGTGAGAATCGTTTGAGGGCCGACCTGTGTAGCGTGCTGGGTTAGCCACCAGCCGAGCAGCGCCTTGAGCGCTACGGTCTTTCCGTTTTGTCGAGCGACGCTGACAAGTGATACGTGGTTGAGGAACTGCCCTTCGGCATCCACGGCAAGTTGACCGTTGAGAACATGCCGCTGCCACGGCATAAGTTCCACTCCGAGAATGCGCTCAGCCCAATCTGCAACTTCGGGGCCGTAGCTCCCGGCTGCATCAGTGATGACTGTTTCAATTCGCGGCAAGTCATGACCTTTTCCTTTCCGTTCAATCACCTTTCCTTGGGATAAGGAAAGAGATGGGCGCGGGGGCAAGAGCTGATGTTGATCCAAAAAATCTTTGCGTGTTTTTTTTGGTTTCCGATTTTCAGAGCGTGTTTGGGTTTGGTTGCCTGGGCGTGCGGCTTGACGTGCTCGACCTTTGGCTGCTTTGTAGTTGGCTCCGCGTCGTGCGTTGCATGGCTTGCATGAGGGAACCAAGTTGTCGGGTGTGTCGGTTCCGCCTCTGTCGTGCTCGATTAGGTGGTCTGCCTCGGTGGCCTGGCGTTTCTTGCACCAGTGGCACCGGGGTTTATCCGCCAGGAGTTCGCGGCGTGCTTTGAGGTACGCGGTATTGGATGTGCGCTTAGGCATTGTGGTTTGGCTGACGCGCTTCGCTTGTCCTAGCGCCCTCGCGTTGCTCGGTTGCTATCAGCTCTGATTGGCAAGGAAGGCAGACGGGTTTGTCGTTGACTAATTGATGATCGAAGTCTGTTTCAAGGTTGTTCGCGTTGCATAGTGAGCAATCGCCTATGAATGTTTTGTGTTGCTGCTGAATCATGTTGTGTGTCAAGGCTACTTAGGCAGAGCTGCCCCGGGCACCATCCCGACCGTTGATGAAGCACGGTTCACACTCGCCACGCAATGGATCTGTTTGCATGGGCTGAGCTGCCCTTCTGATGGGCGAACTAGGGATGATGAATCCTCGAGGATTTGCACCTGCATCAGGTCACGCGGCCTGAACGCACCAATGTGATTGGCGTACTTTATTTGTTGATTATCGCTTCAATTACTTGCAGCATTTCATTTGTCAAAGGCATCTTGAAATCTTCGTATTGCTCACATTCAACGTATGTATTGCCCAAACCGTTGTAATGCGATTCTGTGATGCACGTCAAAGCCCCTGCCGATGTCTGAAATCGCGTGACAGTTGCCATCAGTTTTTCCACGCCGTAATCACAGCACTGGCCTCCTGCTTAGTTATTTCATCAAATTTTACGACCTCACGATTGAGCACTGTGCCAATCTCACGCATTGTTTGACTGCCCGGTGTAAAGCCTCGAGTCTTAGCCAGCACTCGAATCATGCCAATTTGTTTCTCTGACGCTTTGCCAGGGCCAGCCTTCATGGGCACCACATTTGTCTGTGGCTCGCCTGTAAATGGGTCTGGGATAGGTTCGCCATCGTCATAACGGGCAATCTCAACACGTGGCTGATCCTGACGTGCCATGACCTCCTGTTTAGATGCCATCTTGTGGTCAATACCAAAGCCCATCATGCCCAAAGCGCGACCGAGCGCCGATGTGCTGGCGTTCATTTGCTCTGAGTCTTTGGTGTATGGCGTACGGCCCGGGAATGGCTCCCAGCAGTATGCGATGCAGGGCAGTTGATCGTCTTTGTCTCGCCACACGGTGCAACGTATCTCGATGTACAGCTTGTCGTTGACCTCACGGAATGTGGGTTGCGATTCTTGCACTCGCAGGTCTGGGAACTTGTCTAACGCCATGCGTAGGCGTGTTGGTACGTCAACGTAGTTGTCAAGGTTGAAACTCACTTTTCCTCCAATAGTTGCATCAGCTCAAACCATTCTTTAACAGGCATTACTGCCATCCATTCACCCACGTCTGTAATGCCTCGACGCTTGGCGATGATTACGCCTGTGTAGGCGTTGGCGTGTGTCATTTGTGCGCGCAACTGCTCAAAGTAGCCATGCCATGAGTGTGCTTTACGGTCTTTGACCTCAATGACAACACCGGGCCAGCCTGTGACATCGCCTTTGTCATCGTGGGTACCTGCTTGGATACGGTCTGCTTTGATTCCGTACTTTCGTAGCCATTTGACTACTGCAAGCTCAGCTGCATGGCCTTTACGCTTTTGTGGGCTTGTCACGCCAAAACTCCATGTCTCCTAGTACGTGTAGTGGGGCATCGAGCAGTTGATCGCGTGCGTCAGCCATGTGTAAGCAGTTAAGGTAGCCGATTGCGTCCACTAGTGAGTCCTCATGCATTTTTTCGTTGTCAAGGCTTTTCATCAGCCGAGCCAATTTGACTGCCACCATAAACATGATGGCCTCCTGCACGGTCAAGTTGTGCTTAAAATTGGTGAGCACGCCAAAGATACGACGCACCATGGTGTAGTCCGTGAATGGGTGACCGTACTGTTCCATGCGCTCACCGTTCTTGGTGAGTTGCCATGCTCGATACGCGGCATCGCCCGGGTCAATGTTGCTGCTCACTTTTTCCTCTCCGTGGTTTTGACAATGTAGTACACGCATGCGACGATGTACCCAGTGAACAGTGACGCAAAGAAATGATCAGCCCACGACATTGTTGTACGTGCTCCAGTTCTCCCAGCCGTAGTTCGTTGCGATGTGCCATGCCACCCACAAATTGGTCAATGGGTCAAACAGCTCAGCGCAGTCATCGATCATGCCTTTGGTTTGCAGGTAGCCACGAGGCCAGTATTTGGTCGGTTGGCACCACGATGGCGTGTGAATCTGCATCAAACCGAAGCTCTGCCCATTGTCACCGATGGCGTTAGGCAAGCACGCTGACTCAAGCTCTGCGACCTGTAGTGCTAGCCAAAGGTCATCAAGCACAAAGCCTGCTCTGAGGGCAGTATCAGCCCATTCTCGGCATCCTGGGCCTGTGTATGGGGGCATGGTCGTTACGACGCTCTCAGGGCTTCCTGACGCGTCTGAAGCGGTGTCCAAGCCCACCGTGCCCGAAAGGGGAGCCGTGTACACGGTGGACTCGGACACCAGCCCGATGGTGTCGGTTTGTGGGTCGGACGTAACAGCCAGCGTCACGCCAAATAGCCCGGACAAAGCCAACGCGATTACCGCTAGGGGATTCATGCGACGCTCGGGTGTTCCGGGTCGATGCGAGGCTGATGAGTCAGTTTTGATGGCTCGCTCCAATCCTCGTCAGCGTTGAATCGGTAACGCAGCTGGGCCTTTACGACCTCGCCTTCAGCGTTCCTGAACACTACCAAGTGGAATTGTTGCGCTGTATCTGGACAAAGCCCGGTCAGGACTTCGTAGGTAATCAGGTTGTGTGTCATGTGTAGGCCCCTCCAGAAGCCTGTTTTGACCTTAGCGGCTCTTTCGTCGCTTGTGTGGGATGCTCAGTTTCTCTACTTTTCGTACCATTCCCCAAGGTATGAGTAGCACGTTGTCAGCACCCTGATCGGCTGTGCAGGTCTGGATAAGTACGCAGTGACGCTTGTACCGCTTCAAGATGCCCACGGACACGCATACCAGTGGCTGGTCATCAATGTCCCCTAGTTCGTGCCATTCATTGTTGTCAAGGCTGTGAGCGTCATGCCACGTCACCTGAACGATGGCTCCGTCTAGTCCAGCCATACCACGTACTCCGCCGCTACCCGGCCTTTGTCTGGGTCAACGAAGTGCAACCGTTGGCTCGGTATCCCGGTGGCTGCGACAAACTCTCGAGCGTATTCGTTGTGCGACTCTGGCGAGCCTGTCACAAAAATGCGACCTCCGTTGCTCATCGTCAGCGACATTGGCGTGTGCCAGTGGCCCATGTAGCAGTCGTTGAAGTCCTCAATGACTCCACCTGCCCAAGCGTTGACCTTGCGCAGGATGCCGAAGGCTGGCGTGTTACCGCCAAAGCTCTTGATTTCATCGCCATGCACAAGTAGCGCTGTGTAGTTGCCAATTTTGACAATTTGATACCAAGCATCAGATGATTGCCAATCCTTGACCAAGTGCCCAACCTTATTGCGTGCAATCTCATACGAGATTCGATCTACGTTGTCACCCTTCGGCATTTCGCCGTACCGACCAATGCGCCCATGATTGCCGTATTCGCACACGACGCGTACCGTCTCAAAGTTGCTGGCAAGTGTTGTCACCGTTTTGGCAATCAGCCTGGACACCTCAAACAGTTGCTCGTATAGGTGGCTGTCCACTTCGTACGCCTGACCGGGAAAAATGCCCATGCCCTCCACCATGTCACCGCCAAGCATCAGCACTGCTTCGCGTACCGGGTGATGTTTGCGTTGAATGTCAGTGATGTGTAGTGCCTTGTCAATAAACCGATCTATGCGTTGACCGCATGTTTCCGAGCCGTACGACACAGACTTCTTGCCAAGCTGCCAGTCGGTGCAATGGATTACTGCGACCTCGGCTTTGCCTTTGCGAGTGTCTTTCGTCGGTGGCTTGACTTTGACTGGTGGCGTACCAAGGCTTGCGTCTTTGGCGGCCTGATAGACAGCCTGCACCAGCTCGTCGTTTTTGACTTTGAGTTTGGCGTACTGTTGCTGAGAACGCTTGAGCGCCTCACGCAACTGCTCGAGCGTCTGCTCCTCAGCAATTTCGTTACTTAGAGACATGCTTGCGCCTAAATCGGTAGACAACGTTCCAATCGCACTTGAACCCATGTTTGGTAAGCAGCCGGGCTATCGAGTGGTTGCTGTAATCCAAGTTGTAAATTAGGTCGTACCATTCCTCACCGTTTGGTTGTGCATCAATCCAAACGCCTAGGTCGTGCAACCTATTTTGTCTTGGTTCTATTTCGTCGCGCAAAGCCATTGCTGTGATCCTCCAGGTGGTTGTCAATCTTGTGTTCCACCCTAGTAAGTATCTTGCGGACGTATGCGTGATCATCAGCATTTTCTCGTCGAGCACGCTCAATCAGGATGGCTGGCAGGACAGCTGCGCAGATGATGGCAATACCGCTAATTAGCGCTACGTAAATCTCGGTCGGCATGCAGGCTCACAAACTGCTGCACTTTCAAGGGTACCTTGTCCCCTGTGTAGTACCTGATGTGCCAAGGCTCAGATTGCAACTCCCAACAGAAACCGTACCAATCAGCATTAGCGAGCATCCATTTGAGTCGATCACCGCTAGCACTGCTGACATCTACAGCCAGCCCTAGGTTGTGCATCGATGTGCCCGGTGTCGCCATCGGTGCCATGCCAGGCTTCAGGTAATACTTCTGCCCTTTGTACGTGCGTACTGACGTAGTGGGAATAGGTGCTGTGGTGTACCGAGCCATAAACCCTCGCTCCTGCGTCTCAAGGCTTCTATACGTGTCTGCCACGCTCGTGGGCTTGAATGGCCTAATTCCGTCAGCGTGTGCAGCTCTACGCATAGCCTCCCACGCTTGAGCTGCCATCGGATGCAGTTGCCCATAGGGCCGAATTGTTTTGAGCAGGTAGGCAGGCAATCGGCCTGGTTGCACGCCTCGAAGGTCAGCAGGTAGTACGACTGGCTTGACCGGGTATTTCACTTGCGTCCGTACCGCGTGTCTTTAGTGTTTGCCCAAGCGTAGATCATTGGCAGGACTGCTGCTATCCCTGCTTTTAGCGCGTTTTCTACGTTGTAGTTGCTTGTGATAAGCACGGCGGCGCTTCCAGCGACGAAAGCTTTCAACCAATCTTCGAGCATCGGTGCCCACTTCATTCAGGCTCCTGTGATGAAACAAAGTTTGTGCCATCCCAAATGTCACCAATTCCTGCGTATTGACCTCGAAATGGAGTTCCTCCTAATGCGTGTTGAGGCACCCCGTTTTCGTCACGGTACGTGTTGTATGAAGTTCTGATGCAAGTTTGACCACGAATGTTGCCGTAATAAGTTTCCCATGAACTAATTCCATCAACTAGATCGTTTTCATCTCGTCCGACAATAACTTGAACAACAATGTTGTTTTCGTCTAAAAATGCGTAATGGGCCATTAGAAGGTCACCGTATCCGTTCCTGCTGTAAATGAATAGAAACGATAGGTAGTGCCATTTGCTGAATAGGTTCCAGTCGTGCTTGTAAGGCCCGCGCCAATGCTCGTAAGTGTGCCGAATGAATCCGGATAACGAATGATTACGATTCCCGAACCGCCGGCGCCGCTTGCCGATCCGCGACTACCTCCGCCACCGCCACCGGTGTTCGCTGTTCCAGCAGTTCCGTTTGGTTGCGTGTCTGCGCCACTTGCACCAGCACCGCCGCCGCCGGAACCGCCTGCACCGCCAGTAGCACCAGCTTGTCCACTGCCGCCGCCGCCGCCTCCACGTGTTACCGATGAGCCAGTAATCAGAGACGCAACTCCAGCACCTCCAGCGCCACCGTTATTCCCAGCGCCGTTTACGCCAAGTGCCCCGGCTCCACCGCCACCGCCGCCACCATCACCGCCGTTATTGCCGCCTTTGTATCCTTGCCCGGTAGTTCCATTTGCACCGTTATTGCCTTGACCGCCACCGCCACCCGATCCACCGGTTGCGGGAACCGGCTTTCCACCGCCGCCGCCACCCGTAGAAGTAATAACTGAAAAAGTCGAGGTGCTTCCGTTGCCGCCGCTTGCGGCGCTAGCGGCTGCGGCACCAGCTCCAATAGTTACGGTCGCCGTAGTGTTTTTTTGGAATAGCAACCTATTTTCGGCTGTTGCTCCGCCGCCTGAACTTTCGCCGACAACTGATGCTCGATAACCGCCAGCACCTCCACCGCCAGGGCCACCAGAACCTGTGCCAGCGCCGCCAGCTGCACCGCCAGCAACGACGATGTATTCAACTATTGCTTCAGTTAGTGAAGGCCCACCTGCTGGAAAAAAGATTGCTGCCGACGCCGACGTAAAATAAAGCGAGCCGCCTCCCCATTGCGCCAGTGCTAATGAACCAGAAGTAGTAACCGTCGCCGTACCAGCAGTAATTGTGCACGTTCCTGCACCAATGTTGTGAATCCACACGCTGTCACCAGCGCTGAACAAACTGTTATTGACAGTGATTGTGGTTGCGCCTGCAGCGTTCATCACGACGCGCTTGCCGCCATCCGAAGCCAGCAGCACGTAACTAGCAGTCTGGTTGTTGACCGGGACATTGAATGTCGAATTGAGTTGGCTGGCTGTCAGCACAGCACCCGAAACAAATGGGTATGGAGTCGTTGCCATGGTTACCTCATCCTAATACGTTCAAAGAGTCAAGTAGTCCGTACACGGCATCATCCAAAACCAGCTGATAGACGATTGTGGTTGGGCTGGTGTAAAACGTGATGGTATGCCCACGATTGAAGTCAATCACGCCTTGAATGCCCTCAACTGCTAGCTCCTCGCCAAGCTGCGTGCCAAGACCGGGGATGGTCTTTTCAATGCTGATTGTGTCACCGATGTCCACTGTGCTGATTGCGTCACGCTGCACGTTGGTCAGTGATCCGAACCATGTGGTGATGCTGGTGTAGCGCGGCTCTGGGTCAGGCTCGAGCAGATAGGCAGCAAGCGCGTCAATTTCGCCCTGGGTGTGCAGCAGGCTGTTGGTGATTGATACCGATTGCGTGAAATAGGTGGCGATGCTGCCAGCGTCAGAGTCTGTTGCATCCTTGGTATCGAGCGCTCGGACGTAGGCACGATTGACCACGTTGTCGGCATCAAACTCAACCGACAAATCTTGATAGTTCAGCCCGGTGCCATCATCGTTGAAGCTCACTATTGGGGCGCTCAGCGTCGTGCCGATTCGTGGCTGGAACGTCAATACGCCAGCCCGGTCAATAAACAGCCTGCCTTGCTCGGCTTGATTGATTTGGTTCAAGTAGGCCAGTGTGTTGGTGCCTGCCGTGACCGTATAGGCGCTGTCGTGCCCTAGGTTGACCGTTCCCGTGTCAATGGCTGTCGTACCCCCATAGGACACTTCTGGAAGCGCCAAAACGCTTGTAATGCGCTCTCCTGACGTTTCAGGGCTGACGTTATAAGTGTCCA